ATCCGTCCCAGTTCTCTGAAGACATGCTCAGTACTCTCTCTTCTCATATTCAGGTTCCATTTTTCAAAATCCATATTTATGCAAAAAGTACGGGAGTTTGCACCTTGCTTCCTTTGGGATGTAGTAACTCTGATCATCTCTTTGGCCAATTCCAATAGGCTATATGTCATAGTGATTCCTGGAATCAGAGGAACTACATTCTCTGATAACATGTTTTCGGTGATAACTACATAAGATCTCATCATCAGTGTCATCAATGCGAACATTCTTGCAATCGGATTCATCTCTCTTTCTTTGGGATACAACCCAATGGCTCTATGTTCTCTCGGGAGTCCCCATGGATGTCGGTTTATCCCATCTAGTAGCTGGTGGCAGTCAATAAGTCCGTCTTTCATCCACTTAAGGACACCTCTCCTAACACTAGGATCCATAGGAGGATTTCCTGCCTTCGTAGAATCTTGAATTTCCTTCCTGGTCGGACTTATAGCAGTGTCTGACACAATCATAGACAAATTGAAAGATTTAGGGACAGCAAATGTCTCTTCTGTCTGAATAGCGTCCCAATCACTCAGATGGTACTGGGGTTCTTTTATGTTAATCCAGATGTTTTCTTCGAGGTTTTGGACTATCCAATTATCATGATCAAGTACACTGAACTTGGGGTATCTCCTGTTCTGAATGTAATAGTTCAAGTACCAAATTTCTTTGAACTTCCATCCAGCTTGTAAGCTCTCGTGAGGGGAAATGAACTTCTTGGTAGTCCCGATGACTCGCACTTTCTCAACTCCTTTCCTTGTGTCTACCTCAGGATGTCCCCACAGTCTGAACAGCCCAGTTATTTGCGTCAAGTGATGTAATGACAGATGGCTCTCCTCTATTATTTTGACTAGATTCCATGCAACTTCTTTCTCTTCTTCAGAATGCCCGGATATCGTATCTTCTAAGAACTTCCTAGAGTCAAAATAATCAGACTTCTTTCGACTAATTATGATCCCTGTCATTATGGCCTCAAAGGACTTAAGGAGTTTATAACCATCGTTCCCTTGAACCACGAGCCATCTGTCGAACAATGAGAAAACCCTCACTAGCAATTCCGGACTCGGGTACACCTCTTGAAAGAGATAACGTCCAAAAAATGATGCCAAAAGAACATTATCCCTCTCAGTCAACTTATCTGTAATCATCCTTAGGACATCAATTCTGTAAACAGTGTCTAATCTCTCCCATCTAGCAACAAACAGCTCCCCTATCAGAAATAGTGTTATTGACCCAATCTCTACCATTGGCACTCTCAGTGTCTGATGCATTTCTAATCCAAATTCCTGATATGATCTTTCTGAAGTCATGGCATTAGACACCATGAGTGCTTTCTGAAGGAGAATCTTGGTCTTGTAGGTCTTTGTCTGGACATTGCTTGATGTTTTGATCAAACGAAGGAGTCTATCAAAAGGATCACCAGGTTTGGTTAAGAAGCCGAGGCCTTTATACTCAGTCTTAAGGAGTCTGTAAGCTCTGTCCATGTGAGGTACATCTTGTGGGTCATTAAGGTTAGATTCAAGACAAATCTTGGCACACAACCTTCCTGCCTCTCCAGACTTCAGCTTACCGAACTTCCTCAGTATTTTTTGATAGCTCTTTATTTCTCGGCCTCTTCCTCTTTTTTCAGAGAGCTCTTGGACATCTAGATAAGTCAATGCGCATCTTAAATGAAAATCTCCCAGTCCTCTAGCATGGCGTCTCTCTTCTTCATCATAAAGGTCGTAGATAAGCCCTGCCATAATTCAGAAATTTAAGATTAATAAAAGACTGAAGGTCTCGGTTTTCTTTATATACAAAAGGAGACCCCACTTGCCGAGATGACCATGTTGGTTTTCCTCGATAGATTCCCTACTGAGTGGATTTGAGATATTATGATACTAAGAAGATGATGCGTACAAGTATTTATGGCAACCCCTAACTATAATAACCTTAGAAGACATATGCTTATTTATGATGGTAAACATGAACATCTCCTCTCTCTACAGCTTGGATAACCTTCCTTAATAAGAAGTATTTTATTCTCCATAGCCCCCAAGATAGCAACACTATCGCATGAGATAAAATTAAAATTATGGCAATTTCACCTTGAGAGATGTTTGTATGGTAATTATCCATGCTGATCTCTTGGTTTTCTTTAAATATTAGGCTCTGGAGTATCAAGATGGGTTGAAGGATATTGCATATTAGATACTTGATCTTATTCATTTCTGGAGTTATTATTGAATTATAAGTTCTTCTGATCCGGGGTTCGGCCTTATAGCAGAGTAGATTACCTTAACAGGACTGCCATGTCGCCTGCGCTCTATCTTTATTGTTATGGAAACAATAGCAAAGAGTATTATAGCACAAATCAGACCTAGGGCAATTACTTTGATTCGGTGAGTGAGTTCACCAAACCATCCCCAAATCTCTCCTATTTTCATTGCTACTGATGTGATAAAATGACCAGAATAAGATGATGAATTAGATCCCTTCTCCAAAAACCCTATTCCCCCTAACGTCTTTTCATTATATCCGAGAGTGATTTCTTGAATTTCGTCAGATCGGAGAAGCACAAATTCTTTATGGTTGGAATGATATTTTGAGAGTAGTGAGAAAACCTCTTCTTTTCCATATTGTCTTGCTTCTCCAGGGGTGCACACTAACTGATCATGTTGGAAAGGAG